GGCTTCATGTTAATTCAGCGTCACGTCATTGAGAAGATGGGTGAAGCACATCCTGAGTGGTCATACAAGAACAAGGCTACAGGCGAGAGAATGTATTCTCTGTTTGACTTTGATATTAGAGATGACCAGTATGTTGGCGAAGACTACTTGTTCTGCGACAGAGCAACAGACATGGGCTTTACAGTCCACATTGACGTAGACATCAGCCTCCCACATATTGGTAGCGAATCGTTCACTAATAACTTCCGAGAGAATGTTGTTATACCATTGCTCGAGAATATTCGAGAGTCACGTTTGAAAGTTGTAAATGGCTAAATCACCAGCATGGCAACGCAAAGAAGGCAAGAATCCAAATGGGGGCTTAAATGCCAAGGGCCGAGCCTCTGCGAAGAAAGAAGGGCACAACTTGAAACCTCCGCAACCAGAAGGCGGATCAAGGAAAGACTCTTTCTGCGCCAGAATGGAAGGTATGAAGAAAAAGCTGACATCCGCAAAAACAGCGAAAGACCCGAACTCTAGAATTAACAAAAGCCTGCGGGCTTGGAAGTGTTAAATGGAAATGGTTATATGGAACTCAATCTTGTCCGCTTTCTCTGCTGTACTCATATGGGTATGGAAAGATAAGTCAGACGAGCTTAAGCGGGTGGAAATCCTGCTCAACCGGACACGCGAGGAGGTAGCACGTGACTACGCAACTAATTCAGAAGTGCAAAGAATTACTGACCACATTGACCAACGCTTTAACAAACTTGAAGCAAAAATTGATCAGCTTATTCAAGCGGGTAAATGATGCCAAGCACAAGTAAAAAGCAACACAATTTCATGGAAGCCGTGGCTCACAATGCCGCGTTTGCCAAGAAAGCAGGAGTCCCACAGTCTGTGGGTAAAGATTTTTCAACTGCCGATAAAGGCAAAACATTTAAACGAGGTGGTGAAATGGCTACAAAAATGGGCAAACCAACGATGAAACCCGGCATGAGTACCGCTAAAGACGGTATGAAAGCTCTTACTCCTATGGCTAAACCCGCTATGGCTGGTAGCACTACTGGCATGGGTGGTGGTATGGGAATGATGAAGGGCGGCGGTAAAGTCAAGAAAATGGCTTCTGGCGGCTTTGTTCGTTCGGCTGACGGTATCGCATCTAAAGGCAAGACCAAGGCTAAACAAATCAAAATGGGCTCTGGCGGAGCTTGCTAAGGAGTCATCATGGCTGATGTTAAATATCCAGACTACACCCCAGTGGACGAACCAGTCGTTAAAGACTATAAAGTTCCAGCCGCTGGTAGTGGTATTAGGGTTGAAAAAGAACCTAAACCTATGCCAAAGCCAGTTAAGAAAATGGCTTCTGGTGGCTCTGCCTCATCTCGCGCAGATGGTATTGCTCAAAAAGGCAAGACCCGTGGCACTATGGTCATGTGCGGTGGTGGATACGCAAAGGCTAAAAAATGATGGCGAGTCGTGGTATGGGCGATGTCCGTGCCTCTAAAATGCCTAAAGCCAAGACGGTTGTTCGCAAGGACAACCCGAATGACGTAGAGGTATATAAGAAAGGCGGCGAAGTTTGGGATAAACCAAACCCAGCTAAAAAGCATAAGAAGCTGTCGCCAGCAAAAAAAGCTTCAGCTAAAGCTTCGGCTAAAGTCGCTGGTCGTCCGTATCCTAATTTAATAGATAACATGAAGGCTGCTAGATAATGGCATATACCGCCGGTACAGCTACTTTTAATCTAGACCTCAATGACATCGTTGAGGAGGCGTATGAGCGGGCCGGTATTGAGGTTCGTACTGGTTATGAGTTTCGTACTGCACGTCGTTCGCTTAATCTATTGACGATTGAATGGGCAAACAGGGGTATCAACCTTTGGACTATTCAAGAAGGTCAGATCGTTCTAAATACTGGTCAAAACATCTATCCGATCCCAGATGACACGATTGATCTTCTTGACCACGTTATTCGCCAAAACAATGGTACTGCTAGTACCCAAAGTGATATCAACATCACACGTATCTCTGAGTCAACTTACTCAACTATCCCAAACAAACTTGCTAATGGTCGCCCCATCCAAGTTTGGATAAACCGCCAAACTGCCCAAACAAACGCTACATCTGTGACCTTAAACGGCACGATTACTAGTACAGACACTACAATCACAGTCAGCAACGCTTCTGGTTTGACTACAACTGGATTTATTAAGATTGATTCAGAAACTATTAGCTATTGCAATATCAGCGGGAATCAGTTACTGAACTGTAACCGTGGACAAAGTAACACTACAGCCGCAGCCCACACTACTGGCGCGGCTATCTATGTACAGAATTTGCCTTGTATCAACGTATGGCCTACGCCTAATTCGGGCGGTAACTATGTGTTTGTTTATTGGCGTCTGCGCCGTCTACAAGATGCTGGTAATGGCGTAAACGTAGAAGATATCCCATTCCGTTTAATCCCTTGTCTGGTGGCAGGGCTAGCGTTTTATATCGCGGCTAAACGTGCGGATGCAAATCCTGAACGTATTATTTTTCTTAAGTCTGAGTATGAACAGCAGTGGCTGTTAGCGTCTCAAGAGGATAGGGAGAAGGCGTCGGATCGGTTTGTTCCTAGGCAGTTGTTCTACTAAGGTGAGCTATGCCTAGTAAGTTTGCTTCTGGTAAGTATTCAATTGCGGAATGTGACCGATGTGGGCAGAGGTACAAACTTAGCCAACTGAAGAAGGAAGTCATCAAGACTAAGCTGTTTCAGATCAAGGTTTGTCAGTCTTGCTGGGATCCAGATCAGCCGCAGTTGTCTCTTGGACTCTATCCTGTTAATGACCCACAGGCGGTGCGCGAGCCTCGTCCTGACGTAAGTTACCAAGTTTCTGGTAATCTTGCTGATGGTTATAACGGGGGCGGAAGTAGGATAATTCAATGGGGATGGAACCCAGTAGGTGGGTCATCATTTTTCGATGCCGAACTAACTCCAAATAACTTGGCTTTAGCGGTGCAATTGGGTACAGTTACGGTAGCAACAACTTAGGAGTTGAACATGGCAAAAAGTGACAGCAAAGAAGATATGAAAATGGACGTGAAGCAAGACAAGGCAATGATCAAAAAAGCCTTTAAGCAACACGACATGCAAGAGCATAAAGGTGGTAAAGGTACTACTTTGAAACTCAAAAAAGGTGGCCCTACATCTGAAGATCGTATGAAATTTGGACGTAACCTTTCCCGTGCTAAAAATCAAGGGAGCAAGTAATGGCTACATTTAGCAAAAAAGTAATGGGTAAAGAAGTTGGTTCTGCCAGCACTTATGCCCAACCACACAATATGTCTGGTAAAAGCGTTACTGTCGAAGCAAACCCCGGCAAAGAGCCTAACCGTAGTAAGTTAGATTCTTACGACGTGAGCGTTGGTAACATCAGCAAATCCGCTGGTAATGAACCAATAAAGACTGACGGAATCAAAATTCGCGGTACTGGCGCAGCTACCAAAGGCGTAATGGCTCGCGGTCCAATGGGCTAAAACATGACTTACCAAGAGTTGTACGATGCTATTCAGTCGTATACGGAAAATAATTTTCCAGCTTTTGACCTAGCAAGCGGGTCAACAGACACGACTACTGAACAAATTAACCGCTTTATTCAGCAAGCGGAGCAGCGCATCTACAACACGGTGCAGTTTCCCTCATTGCGTAAAAACATGACGGGTAATCTTCAGGCAAACAATAAGTACCTTAAAGCCCCAGATGATTATCTTGCTACATATTCTTTAGCAGTTATTGATTCATCTGGTGTTTATACATACCTTCTAAACAAAGACGTTAACTTTATTAGGGAAGCGTATCCAGATCCAACATCTTCGGGGCAACCTAAGTACTACGCGTTGTTTGGTCCTGCTATTGTTGGTAACGCAATTACAAATGAACTGACGTTTATTCTTGGCCCAACACCTGATACTGTATATACAGCCGAACTACATTTTTACTATTACCCCACGTCAATTACAACTGCGGGCACGTCTTGGCTAGGGGACAATTTTGATACTGTACTGTTGTACGGTTCTTTGGTGGAAGCCTATACATATATGAAGGGCGAGACTGACATGCTTGCCTTATACGATGGCAAATACAAAGAAGCTCTTGCTCTTGCTAAACGCCTTGGCGATGGTATGGAACGTCAAGACGCATATCGTTCTGGTCAATATAGACAGGCGGTGACTTAATGGCTTTTACGGGCAACTTTACCTGCAACGTCTTTAAGACGGGGTTAATGAATGGGACGTACAACTTTACAAGTGGTACGTTTAAGATTGCTCTTTATACCAACTCGGCTACCTTAGATGCGACTACAGCGGCTTATACTGCTGTTGGGGAAACGTCGGGGGGAAATTATGTTGCTGGTGGTCAAACTTTGGTAATTGCCCAGACTCCTACTGTGGGAGCAAGTGGAACAACCGCATACATCTCATTTAACAACGCTGCTTGGACAGGCGCAATTACCGCTAGGGGTGCGTTAATCTATTTAAGTGGTAGCGGTAATCCTGCCGTTTGCGTGCTGGATTTTGGTAATGACAAAACAAGTATCAACACATTTACCGTACAGTTCCCCGCAATAACAAACACATCAGCAATCATAAGGATTTCATAATGGCATTTGTAACTACAACTAAAGGCGAGATGGACGAATCTCTTCTTGAGAAAAGAGAGGGTTCAGTCGATAATGATATTGAATACACCACTTGGACTGAATATTGGCTTGATGGTGAACTTGTTCACCGCTCCGCGCATGTTCGTTTAAAAACTTCTCCACCGCTGTTTGCTGAAGCAGCATCTCTTACATAAGGAACTATCATGGCAAATACTCAGGCAATGGCCACCTCTTTTATGGGTGAACTTTTGGTTGGCGGACATCAACTAGGGTCTGTGACTCTAGTTTCTCGTACTAGCTTGACCGCACCTACTACTGACACACTAAAAGCTTTGTTGGTATTGGCTTCTGGTACGGTTAACGCTAGCCAGACTAACGTCGGTACTCCCGGTACAGGCACACCTTCTACATCCAACATTGGCACGGCTGAAGTGTCAGGCACTGGATATACCGCAGGCGGCGTAACAGTAACTAATGCAACTGCTCCTACAGCAACTAACTCGTCTTCTACAGCGGGTGTGGCTTATTGGACTCCTTCAGCAAGCATTACTTACTCATCTGTAACTTTGACCACAGCGTTTGATACGATGGTGTTGTACAACTCAACACAAAGCGGCAAAGTCATTAGTATTCACACATTTGGATCACAAACCATTACTGCTGGCAACTTCACATTGACGATGCCAACAAACAGCACGACTCTAGCGTTAATTCGTTTGGCTACAACCTAATAGGGGCGACGAGGTAACTCGTCGTTTAATCCATGTTTGGTATAGCTCCGTTTGCTGGTGCACCATTTGCCTCGCTTGCGGGGCAGACAGTAGTTGTTGCTCTTACCGGCGTTCAGGCATCTGGCGCGGTAGGCACGGCTACGGTTGATGTATCTGTAGCTTTAACTGGTGTTCAGGCATCTGGGGCAGCGGGCACGGCTACGGTTACCATATCTAGTGCTTTAACTGGGGTTCAAGCATCTGGGGCTGTTGGGTCAGTTACACAGTCTAGAACAGTTGCTTTAACGGGAGTTCAGGCATCCGGTGCTGTTGGGTCAGTTACGCAATCTAAAACGCTTGCGTTGACCGGAGTTCAAGCATCCGGTGCAGTAGGGTCTGTAGCTGTAGTAAAGAATTTTGCTCTGACTGGTATTCAAGCCAGCGGCGCGGTTGGTTCTGTTATAGCTACAAAAGCTGTTGCATTGACAGGGGTAGCTGCTACAGGTGCGGTAGGGACAGTATCAGTAACTGAAACGGACGCTGAAACTGGAACTGTAGCGCAAGGTTCGGTAGGTAATGTTGGTCCTAGTGTTAGCATTGCGTTAACTGGTGTTAGCGCATTTGGCGGGGTTGGTAGTGTTGCACCGGGTAAGTCGGCATTTTTGTCAGGGGTTAGTGCAACGGGTAGTGTTGGAACATTTGGTCCTGTAGTATCAGTGGCTACAAATGGGGTGTCAGCAAATGGTTATGTGGGTACACCACTGTATTTTTATTGGACAACAATAAATGATGGCGAAACACCAAATTGGGCTTTAATAGATGACAGCGAAACCGCAAACTGGCAAAATGTCGAAATGACGGTGTAAGGATTAAATATGGCGCTTGTTTTAGCAGATCGTGTAAAAGAAACTACCACAACGGCGGGTACGGGAACAGTGACTCTGCTTGGCGCATCTACAGGGTATCAGTCTTTTGCGGTTGTAGGTGATGGCAATACAACCTATTACACAATTGCATCTCAAACAGGTAATGAATGGGAAGTTGGTGTTGGTACTTACACTTCTTCTGGTACAACATTAGCGCGTACTACTGTTTTATCTAATAGCTCTGGCACACAGCCATCAGCATTATCTTTTTCGGCTGGTACAAAAGATGTGTTTGTTACATATCCAGCGGGATATTCAGTAAATTCAACAAACAATGCTGGAACTTCTGGGCAGCTTCTTACATCAAATGGTACTGGCGTTGCCCCAACATGGCAAACATCAACCGCTGCATCAAAATCCTATGCGCAGGCAATGCGTATTCTGGGACTTGGATAATAAGGAAACAACATGGCTGTAACCAACTTTACCTCTCTTCTTGGCCTAGCGTTACCGACTACTGGTGATCTTTCTGGTACGTGGGGTACTACAGTAAATGATTCCATTACAAGCCTGCTTGACTCGGCTGTGGCGGGTACAACTACTTTATCCGCTGATGCGGATGTAACTCTTACAACAACCAATGGTTCATCTAATCAAGCCCGTAGCGCAATTATTCGCTGGACTGCTAGTAACGGTGCTACAACCCGATACATTACAGCCCCTGCCCAAAGTAAAGCTTATTTCGTTATTAACGACGGCACAGGTTCAATTGTATTTCGTGGCGCAGGTCCCACAACTGGCGTAACAATTCCAACGTCCGGGCGTGCTTTAGTTGCTTGGAACGGTACAGATTTCATCAAAGTTTTAAGTAACCCAATTACACTTACTACAGATGTAACTGGTATTCTTCCAGCCGCAAACGGTGGTACGGGTATAAACGCCCCCGGAGCTTTAAATAACGTACTAGCTTCTAATGGTTCAGGTAGTTGGGTATCTTCTTCAACTGCTTCTGTTTCTACTGGTAAATCCATCACTTTTGCTTTAATATTCGGTTTCTAAGGAGTTCTCATGGCCAATCCAAATATTGTTAACGTAACGACCATCAACGGTACTACAGCCTATGTGCTTCCAGCATCTACGTCGGTATCAGTCGCATGGACTTACGCTGATCCAAGTACCAGCGGCTCTGTAGCTTTGACAGGATTAACTCCTGCATCAGGTACAGTCAATAAAATAAACAACATTGTTGTGTCTAATACGACTGCATCTGCGGCAAACTGTTCGGTAGCAATATCAAACAATCCAACATTTGCAAGCGGTACGGCGTACTACATTGTCTCGGCTGTCTCTGTCCCTGCTAACGCATCATTGATTGTGACTGACAAAACCACAGCGTTTTATGTGACACAGTTCCAATCCGTTGGCGTAATTTCAGGAACTTCTAGTGCACTAACTTATGTTGCATCGTTTGAAGCTATTTCTGCGTAAGGGGTAACCCATGTCGATGCGCTATCAAGCTGGTATTGTTTTACCGGGGTACAACGCCCTGAAAGTTGCTAACGCCCCTACGATTGGAACCGCTACTGCTGGTAGTGGTCAAGTATCTGTTGCGTTTACTGCTCCTGCTGATATTGGTGGTGGAGCTATCTCTTCATATACGGTTGTTTCAACCCCCGGTAATTTTACTACTACAGGCGCATCTTCTCCTTTGGTTGTTTTAGGATTGACTCCGGGAACAGCGTATACTTTTAAAGTAGTCGCTACTAACGCATTTGGCCCTAGCTATCCCAGCGGTGCATCAAACAGTGCAACTCCACCAATACCCCCAACAGTAATTGGGCAAGCGTATGGTGGGGGCTACTATGCTGGGCAAATTTCAACTACAGCAAATGGTGTGGCTACACACTATCTAATAGTTGCTGATGCCACTGTGGGCGTATCCTATGGAACAACATGGGGGACTATGGGAGTTGTCACTGGCGTAACGTCACGCATAAATGGCCCAACAAACTCATCAACTCTTGCTGCTTTAGGAGTTGATTATGCAGCGGCTATTTTTTGCGAAAATTTAAATACAGGTGGATATACTGATTGGTATATGCCCGCCATTGATGAACTTGGGGTAGCATATTATTTCCTAAAGCCTAATACAAGTAACAATAGTACTTCTTATGGGGCAAATTTATACTCGGTTTCACCACAGCCTTACAATACAAACTACGGCCTAACTGATCCAACACAAACTACGTCAACCGATTTTCAAACCGCAGGAGCGCAAGCGTTTCTTGGAACTTCTGGCGATCATTACCAAGCAAGTTTTGAAAATAATTCCAATACATCTAGAGGTGTTGTAGGGAGCGATGGTAGAAACGATGCCAAAAACAAAAACAATACCGCTAGTTATACAAGAGCTTTTCGTAGAGTTCCGGTTTAAAGGGAAATATGATTTACTTATCTATAACTCAAATAGACGCAGTTACAGGCGTTCTTTGCACTGCGGAGCCTATGCGAACAGGCCCATCGTACCCGCAAGTTAAAGGTTTTGTTTTTGTTTGGGCGGACCAATCAAATTGGCCTATTGCTACGACACCTGAAGGCGCACATACAAGAGCGCCACTGTTTTTTGGTACTTGTGACGATGATGCTGATATATCGGTTTCGGGTGTTGTGGCTACCTACACGGCTGAAGAGTATTCTTCCCTGAAGACTACTGAACATCAGGCCCGTAAACCATACTCAAGCTGGATTGGCAATGAGGAAACAATGACTTGGAATGCACCTATTGCAAGACCCACAGACGGGTTCTATCAGTGGGACGAGCCGACAACATCTTGGATTGAGGTAATCAATGCCTAATTTCTCAGGAATCTGGACAGTCACCCAGCAGATGCAAGCAAAGGGTGCAAGCACATGGCCAGCAACGCCCGGTGCGCCTACGATTGGTACGGCTACGGCTGGTACAGCGGCTTGTGCATCTGTAACGTTTACTGCTCCTGCTTGTACAGGTTACCCTGCTGGTGGTATTACTGGCTATAGAGTTATTTCAACTCCCGGTTGTTTCTCAAATACAGGCGCGTCCTCCCCGGTTGTAGTGTCTGGGCTAACAGTTGGAACGTCTTACACATTTAAAGCCCAAGCAACAAATGCAACAGGGTACGGCGCGTTAAGTGCGGCTAGTAATTCAATTACTGCTTCAAGTGCGGGTTCGCAATCGTATACCTGCGTGGGTTCATTCTCTTGGGTTGCTCCTGCCGGAGTTACCTCTGTTTCTGCGGTTGTTATTGGTGGTGGCGGTTATCGTGCTGGTACTGGAATTTCGGGCGGTGGTGGCGGTGCTTTAGCTTATCGTAATAACGTTACAGTTATTCCCGGTAATTCTTATACAGTTGTTGTTGGCGATGTAAATAACAGCAGTGCATTAGGTACTCCAATAAATATTACTGGAGGCGCGGGATTGGCAAAAGCCTATAACGTATGTTGTGGTTATTATCCACAAGGTACTGGAGGCAATCCAGCAGGTTGTTACACAGGTGGCGGGTCAGGTGGCGCGGGTGGGGGTTGCAATACTGCTGGTGGTGGCGGTGGCGCTGGTGGATACTCAGGTTCTGGGGGCGCTGGCGCTGTAAATTCTACACTTAGGAATGGAGAAGCTGGTCTTGGTGGTGGCGGTGGTGGTGGCGGTGGCCCTGCAAACCAATCTAATAAAGGCGGTGGCGGTGGAGGCGGTGTAGGTTTAT